GTGTTTCAGCTTCTACACCAACTAATGGAGCAACTGTTAACGCTCCGATAAATGCTTCAATGAATGTCCAAGCAGTACGCTCTAACATATCTTTTAAGTCATCACTCATTTTATAACTCCATGCTTCATTCCAAGGGGTCCACGCCACATCCTTTTTGAACGTCCCATCAGAGTTTCTTTTTCTCTTAAACTTATTTACTAAATTTGTCAGCTCCACCACCACCTTTATGTAATCCTATTATACCTTTTAAAGCTATTGCTCCCGGTATAAATCTATGACCGCCTTTAAACTTCGTAATGTTCTTTCTTATTCTAGCATCTCTTGCACTAGAAACCTCTTCTTTTCTAGGAAAACGTGTATTATTTCTACCATCAATTAATCTATTAGTACTTGATTCTGGATTTGGTACAACTGTTCCTGAAGATAAATTACCTTGAAGAATCGGTTTTTCAGCTAAACCTGCCCCAGCAAAAGCAACACGTGCATTCCTCGTCGCATCGCCGCTACCTAAAGCACCACTAAATACTACATCATCAAATATACTTCTACTTGCATTAAAGTATGATTGAGTAGGATTGTTTAAAGGTACGTTAATACCTTTCATATCACTAACACCCATTACTTGTGCTGAGTGTAAGTTACGTATATTTGATTCTCCAAAGTCTCCTCTGAAATAAGCTTCAATCATTTTTTTAGTAACACCAGTTTTAGGTTTTTGAGTATCAATACCAGTTCTCCAATCAGTTTTATGACCAAATCCAGGTTGTCCAGCAGCGTGAGCTAATATATCTTTTTTAATAACATTACGTAAAACTGCATTTTGTATAATTTTATTATGCACACGGTTTATTTCCATTAGTTGTGGACTCTTTTCAATACCTACGCCACCTTTATCATAATGAGGTGTTAAAGCTGCTTCTATATATGCTTTGTATCCTGGTGTTTTTTCTCCACCAAAATGTTGAGCAGCTGCTTCTTCCCAATCTTTAATACCAAACTTTACTTGTTCAGCTGTCCATTTTTCTTCACCATATACCATTCCACTTCTAGTTCGTGCAGATGAAGGAACACCTAATCCTCGTACTAACGCAGCCATTTTAGAACTTAATTTATAATCTTGACCACCTGGACCACCAAGTTTTGGACCACCACCACCTAAATCTGGTGCAACAAGAGTTCTTTTCTTTTTACCAGTTTTCGGGTCTTCTATATATTCATATTGTGCTTCAACACCAGATACAGCAGCACGTTCTTCTAGAGTAGTTTCATGAAAGTTACCTACTCCCATTTGTTCTACGTGCATATCACGGGATACACTTGATTTATCTGGTTGCCAGCCAGCTTGATGGTCTTCAACTGTAGATAAAGCAAGCCTAACATCTCTTCCAGCTTGAGCAGGGTCAACCGGTGTATTTGCAACTCTTAATTCTTTAGAAGTAAATTCTCCAGTATTTTTCATATCAACCATAGCTGCAATATCTTGAGGTCTGCTAGTGTTTAAATCACTTATTACTCCACTAGTAAATGCTTGATGTCTAAGTTTCTTTTCTGTTTCTACATCAATTAAATCATCAGCTCCAACCCAACCAGATTTTGTATTTATCTCAGCAATATAATCAGCTTTAGCTTGTGTTGCTTCAGCTAATTCAGCTTCCCACTTACCTTTTGATTCTACTGTTATATCTTTACTACCAATAACAGGTGCGGAATCTGCATTAAAATTTAAAACTTCTTCAGCTAATTGAATTCTATCATCAAATTCTTTTAACAAATTTTTAGCAGATGTAGTATCAAGTGGTTGACCTGTGTCTATTACCTTTGTATCTTTAAAACCTAAATCGCTTGTTGTTTCTTTTTTTACATTTAACGTTGTTGCTCCGGGTGTGTTAGACGGAGAAAATACATCACTTATATTTGCATCTCTACCTGAACGTAATGCAGCAATTACTTTTTGTTTTGCTTCAGCTTTACTTTCTTGTCTTAAAGGTGTGTCATCTATATTTGGACCCATTCCTTCAGGTACGCCACTATCTTCAGGGTTAAAAACTGATTTTTTATCAAATCCAAACTTAGCAATACGTTTAATTTCTCTCATTATAAAATAACTTTCTTATCAAGTTTAGCACCAACTACCTGAATTTCTCCACTTATCTCTTCAAGCTTTTCTAATATGTCATTGCTCTGTACACTATCTGTGTCATTACTATTGATAGTTCCATCGTAGTCTATATATGTCACCCATACATCACTTTGTTGTATAGCTGCTGCTACATAAGGATAAACTATCTTATAAGCATTAACACTAGACCCTACAAATCCATCTTTTTGCACAAGGTTACTAGTTTGTGAATCTCCTAACAGTAAACAACCTGCAGTATTTTCATCAGTATTACCCGTATGCCATAAAATATATTGAAATCCTGGTACATCATTAACATGTATCATACCTTGATGCATATTGCCATACTTAGCTTGATATCTTGTATGAAATCCACCTTCTTTTCTTAATGAAAGTTTATATTTACCAGCAGGAATTCTTGTTTCACCCCAGACTTTTACATCACGTTGTTCATCTTCTAATGTGTAGCAAAGAAAATTTCTTTTACCATTAACAACATCAAATAAAATTCCAGATGTTGAATCTTTTTGTGAACTAAATCTTAGTACTTCTAATTCCATTACAACTCTCGCTTCCGTATTTACAATTACAAATCTGTATAAATGACCCATCCACCTCTTGTGTTACCATGCACATTAGCTTCCGCCGCAACAACCGCTACCACAACAGTCCATTATCTACTCACTTTTCCTTTGTTATCAGGTTTATCTTTTCTAAAACCTATGGTTAACAACCAGACTACTAATGTTATTATAGTCGCAAGACCTGTAATCTGCTGGGCACTACCAGTTAGCGTTAGGGTCGCAATAACCAAACCGACTAATGTCCAGCTAAGGTTTAGTGTTTCTTTAATTATTGTTATAAACCAATTCCAAATTTTTTTAATCATAATGTTTTCCTAAACATAAAACTTGCCATCGTTGCTATTCTAGTCAAAATAACTGGGACTACAACTTCTTGAGCTTTTTCCTTTTGGTCAGTAGTCATGTCACTACCTATGTCAGTAATGTTTATATCTTGTATGTCAATATCTAGTATTACTTCTAATGGGTCTTCTAAAAATTGTTCAAATTGTATTTCTGTAACTACATCAGCAAGAGTGTAGTTTTCTACATCTGCATTTTCTACAGCACGTTCTACGAATACTTCTACAGCTTCAGCTACTACTTCGTCTGATTTAACAGCTTCTGCAATAATAACAACATCTTCAGTTTCAACTTTAAGTACATCAGCAACAACTTCAACTTGCTCTGGTGTAAGGTCTTCAACATCTTCTATGGCCTCCTCAACAACAGCTTGAACTATCTCTATATCTTCTTCAGTGTATTCTTCTACAGGTTTTTCTTCAATAATTTCCTGTACTGGCTCAACCAAAACTTCCTCGACCACTTCTTCAGTTTCCACCACATCAATAGGCTCATCTTCTACCTCCTCTATTTCTATTATAATAACTTCAGGAATATCTATAACGTCTTCTTCAACTTCAATAATTTCAATAGTCTCTTCTATTTCTTTAATAGCTTCAACTAATTCTTCAACTTCTTCTTCAGATAAATCTTCAGTAATAAGAGTATCTTCAAGCTCTAATAAGATTTCTTCTTTCTTTTCAGCATCAAGTTGCTCTTGAAGAAGACGTTCTTCTTCTGCTTCAATAGCAGCTATCTCTTCTTCTGTGAGTTCAATAACTTCTTCTTCAATAATCTCCTCTGTGAGGGTGTCATCTTCAAGTATCTCTTCGTCCAGCTCATCATCTATCTCTTCTTCGACAATATCAACAATAACATCAGGTATATTAGTGCAATCATCGGGCTGATAACCAAACCAATCTCCACTTTCTACGGCTTCCAAATATTGTTTATACGATAAAGGATTATTTGGGTGTTCACATCCATTTTCGTCCCAAGCCAAATACGTAGTGATACCATCTTCGACCACATCTTCCGCCTTAGGTAACGTTGTCGTTGTTGTGGTGGTAGTAGTTGTTGTCGTACTAGATGTTGTTGTAACAGGTATATCAGCATATTGCCAGTATAATGTATCTAATACAGATATGTCAGATAGTGTAACTTCAAACTTAATAATAAACTTATCTGTGTTAGCTTCATCATTGTTGTAATCTGTAAATGATTTATAAAATTCATCATACATAGTAGAAAAATTAGAGTTATCTTGACCTGATTTGTTTACAGTTTCATCTGTATCATCTGAGTAATAATACTTAACACTATAAGCTTGGTTAACTGCACCTACTAAAAACCCTACTTCATATACATCTTCTGAAAATTCAAAGACATAAGTACCACTTTGTATAGCTAATGCACAACCTGTAGTTCCATATTGATTTTGTTCATTACAATAAATAAATGCAGGACTATTACCTCCACTAACAGTAAGGCCTTCTTCATATGTGCTATCTTCAAAAGCTTCATTAACTGTAACTTCATAAGGTACATCTTGTGCAATTACAGGATATGTTACAAGTAGAAAAGCTGCAATTAATGCAGCAAACTTATTCACATCAAATTATTGATTAACACCACCAGTGCTGAGATTGCAACTAACCAACCAGATAGCTCTTGTCTTGATATTTTTTGATTAACCTTTTCATGTAATTCATCTATACGTTTATTAATAGTTTTTTGTCCTTCCAATATTAAAGTAAGCATTTCTTTTTGAGTAAACCCATTGCCGTTAGGGGAGGTCATCAGAATTCCATTCAGCATCTAATTCAATAATATCTTTAAATTCTTTATCAAAATTAGAATTATTAACAATAGATTTTATATAATCAAAAATATCTCTTGAACAATAACCTAATAAAAAAAATAATACAAAATCCATAAATCGGATTATATCATATTAGTTATGAAGGTTTAGGATTATCTGATTTAACTTTGGCTATTGCATCTTTCCAAGTAGTTGTATCATTAACAGCATCCCAATATTGCATATCTAATTGGTCTGTTACAGATGGATAAGCTAATTGTCTAGCCTCAATATAACCAAACTGTTGGTCATTCCACTTTGAGTTTCCTAAATCTATTTTAGCTTGTGCGTAATCTGCATCAGAAAATTCTGTTACAACACCATCAACTGATTTGTTAAGAGGTTTAGCTGCCTCTATCTCTGCATCTGCTTGTACTTGAAGTTCTTCTTTTGTTGCCATAATATCTCCTATATTACCATACTTTTATTTTTTAAGTCCATACAAAGTAACTTTACTTCCACTAGCAAAGTTACTACTACTCTCCCAAGATAAAGCAATACCATCATTTGCTTCTGCAACAGTATGAACTCCGCCACCTATTTCTCCAACTAAACCAGGTATAGTGTCGTTATAACCTGAAGCATCATGTGTCATATAACTATATTCTGATGAGTTAGGAAAATTAAATAAAAACATTTGTGCAGTAATAAGTTTATCGCTGTCATTTGCCATAGCTGCATTACCATACCATTGTGTTGCATTATCAGTATATGTGTCTGCAAAACTAGCATCTGCTCTAAAAAATAAAGTAGCTTCATCATATTGACTATCGCTATCAGCAGTACCACTTGTTGTAGTTTTAATATATAAATCCTTGTCGTTATCAACAGGTCTAATAGAATAATGAACTATATACACATTGTAAGTGCTATCAATACCTGTAACTTTAAGTTCTGAAACACTACCTCCTGAAGTATCACTATCTATTTTTATTAATGCACCTGCCATTATTCTTTCACCCCATATACTGTTATATTGTGACTTGTAATATTGTCTGATGTTACAAAATACCTAAAACCTGAAATTGTTTCTGCTGATTTGTGCATAGCAATACCTTTCTGTCCTCCTAATTGTGGTGTGCCTGATGACCAAGCACCTACTTGAAATATAAGATTTGTAAATGAAGAACTATCATATGGATTATAAAAATATATTACATTATGACCTCCTGCTGCTGCACCACTTCCTGTTCTCATTGGTCTTAATATTTGAGTTGTGCCTGTGCTTTTACCTACTCCAAAAGTTGTTGAGGACCTTAATTCATGAAAAGCATATTCATATTCTGATTGGTCAATGACAGTTCCACCACTATCTAACAATCTCATATCTACAGGGTGGAATGCAGCATCAGTAGTAATTGATGTAGTAACTTTATATATATCATACTTAGCAGAAAATACATTTGTTACATCAACAGTAGAAGCATTACTACTTGAATTAACATTTTTTATAAATTCTAAACTACCTGGCATTATTCTTTTACTCCATATAAAGACATTGTTGCAGACATTGTACCGCCACCACCACTATCCATTATTCTAATGCCATTTACTGTTTCTGCGACATGATAAGCACCTGCACCATAATTTGAATAAGCCTCACTATTGTAGTACAAACCTGTAAGCATATGTGTTGTAAAACTATATCCTGAACTATCTCCTAAATTATAAAGATATACATATCCATTACTCATTTCATTTGAGGCATTACTTGTAAGTCTTGTTAATTCTATTAGTGATGCACTTGTTGAGTTTACTGCTAAGCTACCTGTGCCTCGTACATTTCTTTGTGTAGCATAATGATAACTAGAACTTTCATAACTTGTTCCACCATCATTAGTAAATCTTATATTAAGAGTTTCTTGGTCGCTTGAAAAATCTAAATTATTAATTGTCAATAAATGTACATTGTAAATAGTTTCATTTATACTTTCAAAATTTACATTAGCAACACTACTTACTGTTTGTGTGTCAATTAATTCAAGTTTACCTAGGTCTACACCTCCTCCACCGAAGCCTAGGTTTTGATAACCAAATGTTGTAGGTCCTACCATGGCTTACGCCTCGTGGACATCATCTACTGTATAGAATAATTTTATTCCTATAAGTTTTGCATCTTCTGCAGCAGTATCACTACCATCATCTTGAAGTCTTGCAATATTAAAGTAACACAATTCTCCTGCAGCAGGTGAACCTGCTATTGTAATTGCACTACTTTCTGCTGTAATATGTAAATCTTTTGCAGTACCTATATTTGCATCATCAACATGTTGTCCTGTACCAAAAGCTGTATTCAAACTATCACTATCAGCAAGAGCTACACCTTTTAATTCCCAAACAACACCATCTGTATCTGTTGCTTCAGATGTCCAGTATGCTTTAAACGTTACTGTACCTTCATTCCAATATGAAGGGAAAGCTATAGCAAATTGTGCATTTTCATTTGCTGTTGAACCTGCAAAGTCTAATGTGTAAAGGTCAGGACCTGAATTACTACCACTATCTAATTTTGCTATATCAGCACAACCATTAGTATCTGTTGGGTTCATAGCTGCAGCAGGTATCCACATTGATTGTTTGCCTATAGCATCATTAGTAAATGTTAAATCATAAGGGTCTCCATCTGTACCATTATCTGTATCTGTCCAGTTTGTTGTAATACCTGAACCAATAAACTTAACTTCTCTTGCTGTATAAACTCCTGATGCGACAGCAGGGTTAATTGTAACCTCTGTACCATCATCATCTTCTAATATAAAACCTTGTTGAATAGCATCATGTGCTTCTTCTATGTGTTGTTTAACTACAGCAAGTCTTACTGTTGTTCCTGAAGCATGTGTTGGGTCTGTTCCATGCTTACTATCTATATCTCTTGTAACTGTAGCAGCAGCATGATTTGTTCCTGATGACCAAAGCACTATCTCCCTGTTGCTGTCGTTATCTGGGTCTATAACAAAATAAGCAGGAGCATCTACTCCTGGGTCATCTGTTAAATTCATTGATGTTCCACCACTAGCTAATTGTGCAGCTAATGTGGTTTCAAAAGCGTTTACTAAATTTGTTTCTCTTGCTGTCATTCTTTTCTATTATACCTTATTTATCCAAATCTCATAATACCGTAAGCATTAATTCCTGGAGCATTACCTGAAGTAACTGTACCATAAATTTCCTGTCTTGTCCCTCTAACTGTAATTATAGCGTAATGAGTTACGCTACCTACATTAGGATTACCTTGTATAGGATATTGTATTGATTCAACAACACCTCTTATTACTTCAGCAGGGTCATAAATCTCTAATGTGACAGGTGTTCCTTCTTTATCTTTTAATGATTG